GATACCTGCATTATTTTTTTCTTTGGATACTTTCCAATATACCAAGCAGGGAATAAATAAGATGCGAATTCAGATTTGGTATGCCTAGGAGGCATATTAATGATGAGCCTCTTTGCATCACCGTCAGCTATTTCTTGAAAAGATTCAGCTATAATTTGATGGTGCCCATATTTCTTTGGGTCCTTTGTTTTACGGTAGATAAAATCTTGCCAGACAGACTCGGCAAAAACTAAAAAGTTATCCTGGCATAACTTGATCCACTCTAATTGTTTTTTTAGAATTATATCTTTTAATTCTTCTTCTGTAAGATTCTCAATATTCATACCGTTTGGGACCCTAGTATATGTGTATATCCTACTTTGTAAACCCTTTCGTCTCGCAAAACCCTACGCCTGAACGCGAACAGGTGATTGCAAATTTTAAAAAGCAGGTTGTTGGAAAAGTTGAGCCTTCTATAGCGCAGATACACCAATGGCGCAGTCGCGCCATTGGTTAAGTGTTTGTTATTCTGTTGTGTGTAAAGCTTGAACGAGTGTGCTAAATTTCTTTAGTACATTTTCTTTGAACTCATCAACAATAGGATTGCCAACATTTTCAAGTATATGCTTTTCGCATTCGCCCATTAATAACTGAAACATGATTTCATAATTGAGTTGTTTCTTTTGTCCATTCTCAATAACCATGTCAGCTAGTGTAGTAGGCGATTGTTCGCCTACTCTTTCAGCTAAAACTTTAGCTATGTTTATTAAATCACTATTGGGCATTTGATACCTCGCCAATAGCCTTATACTCACAATAAGCAATTTGCTTTTGGTGTGCATTCCATAAATCTAAATGTGCTAATTTAAATTTATCTTTGTCAAAAGATTTTCTAACTCTGTTAATCTTTTGTAATCCAAAACTATTACCATGCTCGTCTTGTACAATAATTAAGTTTTGGTTTGTTCTTTCAAATAGATTAACAATATGTTCTTTCATACTATCTAACTCTTTGTTAAGTCTATTTGCTTTCAGCTTTAATGATGCATAAGCTAGGACTACTTTTTTTTCGTCTTGCTTTAGCTTTTTTACTGTTTGCATATTTTCCTCTTTGTTAAGTTATATATTCTTATGAATACCATTTATATATATATCTTATCTCATCTTATGCAATAGTTAATTTAATTTTTTTTTATCTTTTTTATTAATGATATTATTAATGGTATCAGCATTCGGCTCAACCTCAATTTGTGCATTTATTGTATTAAACATTTTATTAATCATCTCTACGAACTCGGTTTGCGCCTGGCGTCCTGTTTTGGACTTTGATACAGTTTTTTCATTTCCTACCCGAGAACGAGGCGAGGCGACATTGTCGCCTCGCTTCTTATTATTTGGCATTACCAACTACACCAATATTCTACGACCTTGCCCTCGTCTATGGCTTGTTCGCAAAATTTTAAAAACTTCATATCTTGCTCTTTGTACTCTTTGACAGATTCCTCTTGGAATTGTTGCCCCCAAAAAAATCCATCTTCTGCGTGATAGTCAGCGAAACCTTTTTCTATTTGCTCGCCTAATTCTTTCACAACATCTTTGGTCATATAACATGGTGCTTCTTGGTCGCCATTAAATCCTAGATGTGCAAGATGTCCTTCTACTTTTACACTAGGGTTTTGGTCAGCCCATTTCTTCGCCATGAATTCTTGAAGTCTTGCGTGTTTTCTCCACACGAAAACTCCAGCCTTATCAGAATAAGTATCATCATTAAAATACTTATCCCAATCTATCTCTGTTCCTCGTATATGTGCGTGTTGGTCTAATCCCATATCTTTTCTCCTTTGTTAAATGGTTTCCCCTCTCTTATCATATCCCACCAATAACACAACAATTATCTTTTAGAACCATTCTAAACTAGCGACCTTACCATTCTTCATACCACGCAGAGTTCCGTGCTGGCTGGGAAGCCAGTCTGGTAATTCCTGCCTGGCCAGCTCCTATCCTAACCGAGAAACGAGACGACATTACAGTATTCCAGCGAGAGCGAGGATCACCACGCCAGTGCTGGCCAACGTGAAGGTTGGCCACATGAAGAGAAATACTAAGTAAACGACAGCGAGGGTCACGAGCTTTTCCCAGCACCAGCTGCCAGATCCTGAGCCACCTCACTCTCCTTCCAGGTATTACCGTTTGCGATGCAGCGAGAACCGGGACCTCCAGTAAGAGCGTATACTTTACCGGCTTCAGGTTTGTTCTCAGCTCCTGCTGCGGGGACCTGGTCTTCTGGCTGCCACCCATCGGGTGGCGCGTTGTCCGCATTCAATTGTTTTACGAGATCTTTTAGTTTTTGTTTTCCCATGTTACTCCCTCCTTGTCTGTTTTGTAACTGATTGTGTCACCTAGCTTTCTATCTACTAGTTTGACAGGTATGTTGTTTAGTTCTCCGTAGCCCTGCTGCTGCGTCCCCTGCAGTATCTTCACCCACATCGACTCGAACTGTTCGTCATCCTTGAATCGTACGTAGACGTAATCCTTAGCCTCGGGTTTCTTTTCTAATTCTTTTACTTTGAAGTACATGTCCATGCTGTGCTCCGCACAGGTGAACACAACGTTGTTGGCTTCCTCTTTGCTCATAGTTCTCCTTTGTTGGTTACGTATACATAAGACATGATGGGATAGCTGTCAACCCCTTTTTTTTATTTTCTTTAATCTTTCTTCAAAAGACCACCTCTTGTCTTCGGGTAGTTCGGCTACCAGAACTTTTACCAGCTCCCCCAGTTCCTGATTCTGCCTGGCCAGCTCATCTAGTTTCTTGTTGTACGAGCGAGATTTGTTCTGGCTTCGAACGAGATCCAGTGCTTCAAAATCTACTGCCATTATCCTCCTTTGTTTTCTAACCATACGACATCATGGGATACTTGTCAAACCTGAAGTTCGCCTGGCCAGCTGGTGTCTTCTGGCTGCACCAGCACCTGGGATCCGTCCTGTGAACGAGAACGAGGTTTGTCTAGGAACGAGAACGAGAAACGAGATCCTGAACAGCAGGTGAACGCTGCTGGGCCCCAGGCCACCGACCAACAAAGAGGGAAATGTCGGTGGCCAGGATCCGAGAACGAGAGCTACGCAGCATCTGGCTGCCGGGAGAG